GCGCTGAGCTGCTTGACTATTCGCGGACGATCGGTCCGCGGAACCAGCAGTAGGGCAGAGTGGTGTCCGGGTAGCAGAGGTAGAGGTAGTAGTTCGCGCGGCCGTGGACGGCGATATCGGCGGTCTGGTGTGGCTCGATGAGGTAGTCGACGGCTGCGGCGCTGATCGCGGTGGCGTGCCATGTAGTGAGGAGTTCGTCGTCGCTGTCGTAGATGTCGAGCCAGGAGGCCGTGCCCTGCGGGAGCGGTGTGCCGATGACTTCGAAGCGTTGAGTGAAGGCCGCGCCGCGGGTGAGGACGATCGTGTACTTGTGCGGGCGGTATCCGAGATAGTCGACCACGTGAGGTCCCTCGGATCAGTCGCAGGGAACCCAGTGGGTTCGGCCGGCGTCATCGCGGCGTACCCGACCGAAGGGCACGTCGGCGAAGTGAACGCCGAAGGCGCGGTTTCCGCTAGCGGCGAGCCGCTCCACGAGCAGACGGCGGTGGAATGCGGCCTCGTGCTGGTCGTAGTCGGAGGCGGAAATCCATTCCGGGTGGGCTACTTGGACCGGTGAGTGTAGGGCGTCGCCGAAGACGATCATGCGGCGGCCGCGGGATCGGATCACGTATCCGGTGTGGCCGGTGGAGTGGCCGGGAATCGTCATCGCGTGTACACCAGGGAAGATTTTGGCACCGTGGCTGACCGGGTGGACTTGGGCCGCAATGGGGTCCAGGACCTGCCGGTTCAGGATGCTGGGTTTGGCCCATCCAGGGAAGGTGTCGATCATGGCGGGGGTAAGCGAGCGCCACCAGTTCCATTCGTATTCGCCGATGTGGATGCGGGCGGTATGGAAGGGGCGCTGGTCGTTGCCAGGAGCAGGTCGTAGGGTCCAGCCGAGGTGGTCGAAGTGCAGGTGGGTGATCGCGATCGAGTCGATGCGGCCCAGGCCGTCGACGCGTGCGAGGTTGTCGAGCAGACTGCCCGAGAGCATGGCGCCGGTCATCGGGTTGGCGGGGTTGTCGGGCATGGTGATCGGTCCGGCTCCGGCGTCGATGAGCAGTGCGCGACGACCGCGCTGGACGAGGAGCCCACCTAGCCCGGCGACGAGATTGCCGTTGGCATCTAGGTGGTCGGCGTTGGCGCTCCAGTCCTCGTCGGTGGTCTCGGGTAGCCAGCCGCGGGGTTTGAGGCCGACGTGGCCATCGGGGATGTAGGTGAGCCGAAAGCAGCCGAAGCGGATGGTGCGTAGTCGTGGCGGCTGGCGCAGCCGTTCGGTGTCATCGGTTGTGAGGCAGGGTGATTCGGGCATGGGTGAGCCTTCCGGGGTGTGCCAGTGCAGGCCAAAGGCGGTCAGCCGAGCAGAAACCAGGGCCACCAGTGGTTGGTGCCGAGGTGGGCCTGGATGAGGAACGGTGGTGGGGATGGCAGGCCACCACCGGTGCCGCCGCCGTCGTAGCCGCGGGTCCAGTAGTAGGGGTGGGTGGGTTGAGTTCCCCAGGGCTGGTTGATGATCCAGCGGGCGACGGAGGCGAGTTTGTAGCCGATGCCGACGTAGTTGGCCAGGAATCCGACGCCGTAGACGTCGCCTTGGCGGGCGTCGATGGTGGGGATGTCCCACCGGTATTGGGTGGATGCGTAGTTGAGGACGGATTTGATGTCGCCGCTGTCCCAGATCAGCGAGAGGTCGCCGTTGTCTTGGTTGAGGCTGTAGACGGCGACGAAGGCGCTGTTGACGAATGACCATCCGGCGGGGCCGATGATGAGTCCGACTTGACGATATTCGCGGTCACGGGTGGTGCGGATCATGCCGATTTCGAGTGCGCCGGTGGCGGGTTGGTAGAACGGTGGCTCGTTGAGGACCCCGTCCTTGTCGGGTTGGCGTGCCAGCAGAGCTAGCGGGAAGGTGGTGTCGTCGGTGGCGGTGAGGTTGGCCCACAGGGGGATGTCGGTGGGGATCTCGTCGTAGGTGGGACGTGCCTGGATGGGTTGGCGGACTTCGCGGCGGTGGGTGTTCTGCGCGCCGGTGTAGGCGCCGATGACTCCGGAGCGGATGGCGGCTTTGGCGTCTTCGGGTGATTGGTCCTGGAACCGGCGGAACGCGCCGAGGTTCCAGGACCCATCGGGTGTCGGTTTGTTGGGTGTGGTCACAATTCGGTGGCGAGCCAATCCGGGATCGCTGGTGCCTCGGGCGGTTTCACGTCCGGGGCGTGCTGGGCGAGCAGGCCGGTGAGTTCGTCACGGTGATGCAGTAGCGCACGGATGAGGCGCACCATGGTGCGGAAGCGTTCGACGTCGGTGCGGTCCTGGGTTTCTAGTTCGGTGACGCGGTCGCGGAGTTTGCGGACCTGCCCGGCCTGGCGGGCGGTGAAGGCACCGATCACGGTGGCCAGCGCGACCCCGAATGCCTGGACGACCTCGGCGTTGAGCCATCCCATCGCCTACTCCGGCTTCTGGGCGCGGTGACGGCCGATGTAGGGGTCGGCCTCGAGGGATTCGAGGATGACCTGGATCTTGTCCTGCACCAGGCCCAGAGTGGTGGTGACGGCGTCGATCTTGTCGTGCGCGGACGCGACCGAGTCGACGACGGATTTGCCGTCGAGCTGGGGCCAGCCGGTGGGGTCCAGGCCGGGACCGGGCTGGCGACGGGAGTCGGGGCCGGCGAGCTGGTCCACGACCCAGGAGGCGTGCATGTCGAGCGAGGCCAGTAGGTCGACGAGGGTGACGGGGTTGCCGTCTTTGTTGATGATGATGTCGGTGAGCTGCATATCGGGTTCCTTTCTGAATATGCGGGCGAGCTGATCGGTACCGCCGCGGATCGCGTTGACGTCGATGAGTTGTCCGCCGATCGCGGCGGTGGAGGAGAACTGGAGGATGGCGATGTCCTTGCCGCCCATCGGGTTCCAGCCGGGATAGGCATCGCCGGGGTAGAGCTGGGCGGGAGTGGCGATGCCGGTGACGTAGTGGCTGTTCCATATCGGCACCGGCAGCGCGGACAGGTCCGGGGAGCCCATGTTGTCGCGCCAGTACCAGCGGGGCAGATAGATAGGCAGCAACGCGAATCCGCGGGCGGTGATGGCGTCGACGCGCGCGAGCAGGTCAGCCAGAGTCGCTGTGCCGGTGAGGTCTTCGTAGTCGATCTGGATAGGTATGGTCGTGTCGGCGTAGCTGGCCAAGGCGTCGGCCTCGGCGTCGGGGTGGGTGCCCAGGCGGCAGTAGACGTAGCCGCCCCAGTACTGGAAGTGGGCGGGCATCTGCTCGCGGGCCCGTGGCCATTGGGGGTCTTGCCAGGTGCCTTCGCAGATCTTGTGGGTGGCGAAGCTCATGCCTTCGGCTTCCGCGCGGGCGAAGTCGAACTCGCCTTGGTGGTTGCTGATGTCGATACCGAACTCGGTCAATACATCTCCTTCCGTGCAGGGGTAAGCCGCGCCGTCGAGCTGCGGCAGCGGGTCGAGGACATCGGGCCCGGGTGGGCTGAGGACGCTGCGGTGCCATTCGAGGTGCACATGCGGGGCGGCGCCCCCGTTGCGGGCACGGTCGGGTTCGATCACCGCGATCGCCTGCCCGGCCTCGACCCGCTGTCCCGGAACGACATTCGGGCGGACGTGGCCGTAGACGGTGGTGCCTGAGCCGTCGGCGTCGGGATGGTCGATCACCACCCACTGGCCGAATCCTCGTGCCGGACCTGCGCGCACGACGGTGCCGCCCTGGCAGGCGTAGACCGCAAGCCCGGCCGAGCCGCCGGGCCAGCCGAAGTCGGCACCGAAATGCCAGCCGTCTTCGCGTGGTCCGAACGGTGAGGTCACCACATGACCTGAAGGCAGCGGCCAGTAACGTGCGGGCATGCGAAACCCTTTCTCTCGGAGAGTATTTGGTTCAGGCGCGCTGGTAGCGCGACAGGATCGCCGGGCGGGCTTTGCCGAGGTGGCGCTCGATGGCCAGCACCCGTTCGCGTTCCTCGGGCTCGGCGTTGCGCAGGTAGGCCAGCACGGCCTTGACGCCGCGTCGAGTCGGGTCGAACTGTGGCGGTGCATCGTTGGAGGCAGTGGCCTCGGTGGTGACCGGGCGGGTGACCGGCAGCATCGGCTCCGGTGGTGCCTGATCTCCGACGGTGCCGGTCAACCCGAGGGCGGCGGCGAGTTGCTGGCGTTGGCGGAGCGGGAGTTCGGCCACGAATCGCCGGACGTCGAAGACCTCTTCGGGGTCGGGGTCGTCGATGTCGGCCCAGGTGCCCGGTGAGAGGAGCCAGTGCGGGTCACCGGCGCGTGGTGGCCGGTATTTGATGACGGGGTCTTCGATCGGGCGTGCTCCGCAGTCCCACAGTCGGCGTGAGACCGCGCGCAGGTGCTGGACCGGCAACAGCAGCGGTGCGCCCTTGAGCCCTGGTAGCCCGACGAGCATCCACAGGAACGCTTCTTCGGGGTCGGTGGGGTCGCAGTTGTCGCGGATGGGGAACTGGCCGTCCGGGCTCATGCCATCACCCCCAGTTCGTGCACGCCGGAGACGAGGTCGGAGACCATGTCGAGGGTGCGTTGGCCGCGGTCTTTGTTGCCGGTGGGGTCGCCGATGACGGGGCGCCATTCGGGGAATTGGTCGCGGTCCCAGGCCAGGGTGAGTTCGCGGACGCGGTCGACGCGGATGGTGTAGGTGTCATCACCGGGCGCGGTGGCGCCGATGCGGTCACCGATGAACCAGTGCCCGCCCTCGCCGATGACGAAGGGCGCACCGTCGCGCACGGTGATCTCGTGAGAGAACCAGGCTCGTGTATCGTGAAAGCCCTTGCGCAGGGCCATCATTGCCGCGATCGTGTAGGCCCGCCCCGGCGAGCCTGCGAGGTACTCGAACAGTCTCGACCAGCCCGAGTTCTGTTCTCGGGCATTGGATTTCACCGCATGCCAGGCCAGCAGCGTTCCTTGATATAAAGGGCGCAATAAAGCGTCGGTGGCGCCCCCGACGGGCGGCAGGACGATGGCGGCGGCCAGGAGATCGCCGGCCATCTGTATGGCGGCTGACAGACCCTCGTCGGCTGGGTCGGATCGCGGGTGCCCCACCCCCGTATGGGAGTGGGGCGCCCGCGACCCCCGGCATCGATTGCCCTCCGGTCACGACTTGCACTGCGGTAGCAGCGGTCTCGGTGAATTTGGAGGTTTCGATACCGGTCTCGGGACTGTCGAAATACACCACGAACGGTGTGGTGACATCGGTACGCCGACGACCAGGAATCAGGTAGTCGGCAGGGGTGACCGGATCAACGATCGGTTCAACGATGGTGTCGATGAAGTCCTCGGAGAAGCGGGCTACCGTGCGGGCCAGGCCGTCGAAAGGGTTTCCGCCGCTGGAGGTGTCGCTGTAGAAGCCCGAGGAATTCACGATGTCGATGACGAGTACCCCGTGACGCAGCCGGGGCGCACCGGGCCACGGTGGCGGGTCGCCTTCGAGCCAGCGACGGCACCGCACCGACAGTTCGGCGTCTTCGAGGATGTCGCGGGCCATGTCGAACCAGTACTTGAACCGCGAATGCGGTACCGCCCAAAGGGTTCCGGCGGCCAGGTCTTCGGCGAAGCTGGTCGGGACGACGACCACTGACCAGTCCGACATGTCCAGCCCGACCGCGCCGAGCCAGGAGGCGGGGTCGAGCGGATCGTCGGGCAGGTGCCAGCCGTGTTGCTGCATCTGCTCACGCATGACGTTGAGCAGCAGCGGCAGTTTCAGCGCCCACCGCGCCGGACCGGGGATCGGGCCGAAGGTACGCGGTATCTGGACTTCCGGGCCGAAGAACGGGTTCGACCAGATCAGATACGCCTTCAGGTGCTGAAAATCGTGAACGAACCGCAGCGTGAGTACCTGGCTGCCGTCGGCACGGCGTTCGATCGAGTGATCGTGCAGATGCCCTGACCACCGGGTGCCGTCGGGTTTGTCGCAGGTGATGTGGATGTTGCGGCCTTCACCGGCTTCGATGCGCGCGCGGGTGCGCCACACCCACCGCGCCAGCGGGTCAGACAGCGGGATCTCGACCAAGGCGGTGCCGGTGTCGTTGTCGACCCAGGTGAACTCGGCGCGGTATTCCGAGCAGATGATCCCGGCCAGGCGCCAGTGCCCGTCCCAGAGCCGCACCAGTGGTTGAGCGAGCCGATCGAGGTCGTCGGCACGTTCTGCAGCCAGGGTGGCGTCCCAGATCGCCTCGCACTGCTGCGCCAAGCTCATCGAGTCGAGATCGACGCTCACCGCAGACCCCACGCCCTCGTCCACAACCGCGGCTGACGCAGCTCGGCCCGCGCGCCGCCGACCGGGGCATCGGTGACGCTGATCGGCAGCAGCGTCGGCGGGGTGCGCGGCGGAATACGGTGCATGAAATGCAATCCGCCCAATCGGCCGATCAGGTTGGTGCCGACCAGGTCTCGCACGTAGAGCTTGTCCGGGTCCAGGTCGATGCGGGCTCCGCCTTCCCGGTCACCGAGCATCGGCAAGGTGATCATCCGGTTCCCGAACCGCCCGCCGGGGGTGCGCCGGTACTTCTTGCCGATCCACGACAGGTCCGGGATCCGCCACCTGCCGCGGGTGAGCACCCATTTCTGTGCCATCTCGAGATCGGTGGGGTTGGAGACCTCGATGAACCCTTCACCCGATCCCTGCCCGCTCTCCCAGGAAGTCACCTTCATGGGTTCTTCCCACATCGGCTGCGCGGCCGTAACCGCCATCGGCACAACCGATTTGCGCAGCAAGTGGGGGTCGCGTTCGGACTCGAACTCGATGCTGCGATCCAGTGCCAGCCACAGCCAGCGGGTGGAGCGGTCGGTGCTGATCTGCAACTTCGTCAGCGTCGCATCGGGATCCCACTGATCGAGTTCGTAGTCCCAGGCGTTGCGCCACCCCGAATCCCGCAGCTCCCATTCCTCTTCGTCGCTGCCGTGGATGGTGACGGCGAAGGTAATGTCGCGCTTGAGATAGCGTTTGCCCTGATAGGTCGCGCCGCGCTGGTAGACCGAGGACTTGTAGCTGGTGGTGACCGGAGCATCCCCGATGCCTTTCGGGCTGGTGGCCAGGGTGATCACATCGCGATCGGCGTGGGGGCCGTTGATGATCCAATGCGAGTCATCGACGCCGAAGACCTCGACGCTGACCGAATCCGGGTGCACCAGCAGTGGTTTCACCCCCTCGCGGTGTATTGGAGTGCGCGTAGGTCCGCGATCTGTTGGGCGCGGCGGTAGCCTTCGTCGACGTCTCGGGTTTGGACGGTGATGTGGGTCGAGTTGTCGGTGTGTGACATCGGCCCCGCTGGCGAGGTGACGGTGGGCACCGGTGGTGGCGCGACCTGATTCATCAGCGACTGGTAGTCCGCGGTCCCTGCCGCGCGTGCGGCTTTGGTGGCCTCGAACACCTCATAGGAGCGCTGATAGTCCTGAAGTGCGCGCACGCGTTCGGAGTTCAACGGGTTCGGGGCACCGACTACCGACAGGGCGTCATCGAGCTGGCCGCCGAGGAATTCCTTGCCCGCCTTGGTAAACGACTCGGTCGCCCGCTGCCCGAGGCTGTCCCACGTATCCAGACCCAGCCCCTTGCGGGCGGGATCATCCAAGCCGGGTTTCTGCTGGTCGGGCACGAGCGGGACGCGTGAGTCGATGAGTTCACGCAACCATCGCCACTCATCGTGGGTCAGCACCGCTTCGGGCTTGCCGGAGGTGTTCCAGCCCAGCGTCCCCGGCTCCCACATCCCGCCGGAGTCATAACCGTGCCCGCGGCCCCACATCTGCGACAAGTCCAGCCCGTAGCGGGATTTGTAGTAGCGCAACGCCGCGACCATGTTGGCGAACGGGTCGCGCCGATCGTTGGGAAGATCCGGATCGTGGTGTGCGGCAAAGGTTCCCGGAATGATCTGCAACAAACCGACGCCTGCGGCTTCGCCGGTGCCGTTGACGTCGACGATCTGCTGAGCGATGTCGGGGTCTCCGCCGGACTCCGACTCGATCTGCGAGAGCATGATGTCGACCTGGGCGGGGTCGAAGCCCACGCGTTTGAGGGCCTCGATGGCCATCGCCCGCCACCGCTGCACTCCCTCGCCGGGCGGCAGTGCCGTGGCGCGGGCATCGGCTCCGGCGCGCATGCCAGCGGTTCGGCCGGCGATAAGCTCGGCGGCGGAATCGGTGACTTGGGCCAGCGTCGCGCGGGGCAGTTCCCCGACACCGCCACCGAAATCGGGCACGGTGTCGACCAGTGCCTGTACCGGGTTGAGAAACAGCTCCGCGATCTTCGCGCGCACTGCCGCGGTGGCTGAGGCGAAGCGGTCACCGATCCAGTCGGTGACCGACCCGAACAGCCCACCCCCGTCACGGAAGCGGGGCAGCTGCCCCGCGAGGGCGGAGCGGCGTAGCCGCAGCATCGCCGCGTGCCCGCCGACGGCATCGACTTCGGCGCCGGTCCAGACGTGCTCGTCACGCGACAACAACGCGGGCACCGAATCCGAGGTCCGCGAACCAGGACCAACGACTCGGCCTTCGGCTGCCGGACCACCAGTAGCGCGGCGAGTGATCGGGATGAGTGGAACCTCACCGGTCCATTCGGTGAGCACGGGCACCACGGTGCGGATCGCGTTCCAGGCCGCACGGAATCCGCCGTTGACGACGTGCTCGATGACCCAGTTGATCGGCGTGGCCGTGCGCTCACGCAGCCCATCCCAGGCATCGCCGATCCCGGACACGATGCTCGACACCCGTGCGTGCAGGGTGTCGAGGGAGTCCCCGAACCCGCTCAGACTCAGCGCCGCCCCGACCAGTGAGCCGGGCAGACGCTCGTCGAGCCATTCGCGGATCTTGTCGAACTTCTCGGGGATCTTCTCGAGGTTGTCGATCAGGGTGAACAGCGCACCCTGAAAGATGTTGATACCGGTGATGTCTCGAATCGCATCCAGGAACTCGTAGATCTTCTCGGCGGCTTGTCCGATCCACACCACGAGGTTGGCGAGGTTGGTGACGGTGGTGCGGACGTCTTCCCAGAAGTCCTTCATCGCTTGGCGGCCTTCGGGTGAGTTCAGCCAGGTCGAGAATCGGTCGAGGTTGCGCACCAGCGACTCGAGCATCGACTCACCCGAAGGTTCGGCGGTGGTGATCAGGCCGGCCAGGGCTTTGCCGATGGACTTGGCCAGCTCCCAGATGCGGTCGAGAGCGTCGAGGGAGTCGGTGAGGAAGTCCCGGAATTTCTGTTGCCCGTCCGGGCTTTCAGCCCAAGCACGGAAGCTGGCCATGGTGTCAGCGAACGAGCGGCTCGCATCCGGCAGGAATTCCGAACCGACCCCGGCCAGGGATAGCAGGCCCTGGAGCAGGTCGTTGACGCCGTCGATCAGCGGGCCGATCGCGGCTTGGGCGCCTGTGAAGATCTTCTCGAGCTTGACCCCGGTTGCCGGGATCGCCAGGTCATCGAGAATGTGTCGGACACCGGCGTTGATCACCGTAGCGATTCCGGCCAATCCCTCACGCACACGCCCCAGTTGGGCATCGGCAAGTGCCACGACCGAGTCGCCGAGACCGTTGAACAGTGGCTGCTGCACGGCCATGCGGAAGCTGGTCCACTCTGTGCCGAGTCCGCGGATCTTGGTGACGAAATCCTGAGCCGCAGGCGAGAGTTTGGCCATGGCCCGCTCGAATGCCTCGACCGCAGGCGACATTTGGGCACTCGCGTCGGCCAGGGCGGTGCGGGCGTCGGCGAGCTGGGTCTCGGCGTCGGCGAGATGTTCGCGCGCGGCGACGACTTCATCGGCATCGTTGATGCCTTTGGCGTGGGCGTCGGCGGCTTGGGCGTCGATGTCGGCGCGGCGGGCTCGCGTCTCGAGTAGTTGCTGCTCGGCTTCGGCGACGCGCTGGTTGGCGCGCACGTACTCCAAAGGGTCGGTGGATTGCAGCTGGTCCAGGTCCCGGTGGGCTTCGGCGATCGAGAGCAGGGCGTCGCCTTCGCTCAACGCCGCGCCGCGCGCCTGGAGCTCGAGGTCGCGCAAGCGTTTCGCTGCGTCGGCGTAGGCGCGGTTGAGGTCGGTGCGAGCGGTGGCGACCGCACGGGTGGCTTGCTGCTCGCCGCGCTGGGCGGAAGCGATGGCGCGAGAACGGGTTTCGGCGTCCTTGCCTGAGGTCTCCGACATCTGTTTGGCCGCGGCGAAAGCGTCTTTGACCCCGGAGACGCCGACCGCGATCGTCGCGATTCCGGCCGTGGCCGCGGCGGCGGCCGCGGGCAGCAATCCCAGGGTGCCAGCGGCTTGCGCGGCGACCGCGATCAGTGGGAACAGCGACCCTAGAACTAGGCCCATCAGGGCCGCTTTCAGCACTCCGGCGGCGACCGAGGCCAGGCTCATCACCGACCCGAGCCGCCCCATCGACATCCCGGCCGGACCCCCAGCGCGATTGAGCTGCGCCAGCAGTTGCAACAGCAACAGCAGCTGGGAGTTGTCGATCTCGATCCGAATCCGGATCACCCGGCCACGAAACGGTGCCAGCGCGGCATTGAGCCGGGCGGCGAACCCGGCCATGTCCAGGTCCGGCCGGACCCGCACGGTGAAGTTCCGCAACCGTGCCAGCCTGGCGCGCAGGTCGGTGGCGAACTCGCCCAGGTTCGGCACGATCCGTACCGAGAGGTTCTCTCGGATCCGCTGCAGCTGGCCGCGCAGGCGGGTGACGAAGTCGCGCGCCAGCTCCGGAACAACGGTCATGCGGGCCGAACCGGCGGAATAGGGCTGCGCCACCGATTCACCGCCGTTCTACAGTTGGACTCCCAGCCGCGACAGCACGTCGATCACTTGATCCCGGTCGGCACGCGCACGCGCGTGCGCTTCGGCGGTCATCGGTCGCGGCTCAGGCGGCAACGGCGCAGCAGGGCTCTCGCCGAACACCGACGCGACGACCCGGATGAGTTCCTTGGTGACATCGATATGCCGCAACGCCAACAGTGCTGGTAGGTCGTAATGCAGCGGCGAAAGCGGAGGCGGCTCCGCATCTTCGGGCTCGGGTTCGGCAGCGCGGAGCTCGCCCAGTTCGGGGTCCATCAGTAGCGCGGCCTGGTAGTGCGACCACATCGGTTGCCGTCCTAGCAGCCGGATCAGCTGAGTCCAGGGGCGTTCGCCACGCATGTAATCGAGCAGGTCCCACCCGCGGGTGAACAGGTCGGCCTCGATGTGCTCACCGAAGTCCTCGATGAGCATCACGAGGCCAGTCAGCCCCCCGGCAGCTCACCTGCCTGCTCCGGGTCGGGCAGCGAGCTGAAATGGCGGTTGATGGCATCGAACAACGGCCACAACACTTCCACCGGCTCGCTCTTGATCACAGCCCACACCGCCTCGAACCCGTCGCCACACATGGCCTCGAACAACTCCCGGATTCGGCCGGCGGGCATGTCCTGGCCGTCGAGCAGCGCCGCGAGGGTCAGCACCTGCCACACGGTGTCGGGTTCATGGATCGGGGTCGGTGGGGTGGTGCCGTCGAACATGTAGGGGCGCTTGCGTTTCTGCTTCCTGCTCGCACGGGCATCGTCGCGCATCTGAAGCCACGTCGACTTCTCCGGCGCGACGGTCCCGGAGTTACGGCGGCGTGGTTTGCGGCGCTTGGAGGAGTTCGGCATTTATGCCACCTTCTTCGGTGTGCTTTCGGTGTCGCTCTTGTCGGCTGCAGGTGGGGGCGACGCTGGTGTGGCGACGGTGAAGCCCATGGGGATGACCAGGTTTCCGACGCCGGGACCGCACAGTACATTGCGCATTGAGTAGCCGAGCTTGTCGTCCACGGTCGCCTTGACCGTGATCGGCCACGCCGCGATGTTCTCCGAATTCCACTGCTGCTGACCAACCTCGGTCACCGACGCGCGCGGCATGATCCGCAGCACCCACTTCTCCCGCGCACCGACACCGTCGACGAACAAAAAGATCACTCGGTAATAGATGGTGTCCGGCGCGACTGGCTCATTCCACGACACCTCCTTGGTCACCGCGTCGGCCTGCACGTCTGCGAGGCTGCGACCCGAAACCAGTTCCAGCACTGCACGTTTGAACTCTTGCGCGGTGAAACCGACACTCATGTCCCGTTTTACGATGTCGGATCGGGTCGGCTCGAGCCAACCCCAGCTCTCGGTCTCCGAGAGTTGCTGCTCGGGCCGGAACTGTGGGCCACCGGCCTTGTCGATCAACCCCAGCGACGAATAGTCCTCCAGCGACTGAAATTTCGCATCTGCGCCTGCGGTGAACTTGATCGGGACACCGACACTCATCGGCGCGATAAGAACCGCACCCTTGAGTGGCTTGAGCAGTAGATCCTTGTTCGTATTGACGATCTGCTCGAAAGTGGTTGCCACCATGCGAGTTCCTCTCCACATACACTTAGCCGTCACAAACCTGGCCAGGTTTGCGGCGGCGGGTAGATTTGACTTCGGCGCACGAGTCGAATATCTGCACCCGATGGCCCCCGAGACGGCAGGCCGTTATTTATTCGTAGCGAGTGAGCGTCCGACTCCGAAGCTTATGAGATTCGACGGATCGTCAGCGCACCACGCTTCGGTATCCCAAGATATTTTTTTGAGGAAATTGCGGAGCTCATTACGGGACGGAAATGCCGAAACGAAGGAGAGATTTACCGGCACACCACTGAAGATACCGGCCAGCTCTTGACGCCTTTTGAGGTCGATGGGCCCGTGGGTAGTAACTGCTTCGACCAAAATGACCCAATGCTTTTTCTTTATGTGCACGACGACGTCGGGCAACAAATCATAGAGATCGGCCGTGATGCCCAGGGGGGAAAGTCCCGCAGGTTCAACAAGACGCTCCTTACTGTTCGCGTGGGCGACGTAAAGGACTTTGCCATTCGGAGCATACCGATCACAGAAATCTGTCAGGATTTTCGAAATCAGCGTGGCCGAAGAACTAGGCGGACTAGGCGCATGGAGCCTCTGACGAACTACCCGCACAGCATAATCGTCACGCGGCGGAGGAAGTTGGCGTTCCGCTAGATACTTCATCATCCGGTCAGCGAAGCCATCTTCGTCATCGTAAGTAGCAAGCAGCTCGTGAACGGCAGCGCTGACTTGATAGCACCGTCTTGGGGAGTTTGCTGGCCGGTTTGGATCGTCCGGATCCATAACGGCGATACCGGTATCAATGAATCCCTCCAGTACGGACCTTCGCAGAGTCCCGCGAGCGCTCGGAGGGGAGTCCACCGCATATTCGGTGCGCATCCAATCCAGAATTTCGACCGTTCGCATCATGGGCCGTTTAGCCTGGCTCCATTCAGATTCAGGGCCGACCCGGACAAATGCAAGGAGGGCTAAGGCGGTGCGGTCGTTTGCTCGCTGCCTACCGAACCCCATCATCATGAGTATCTGGCGGGAGTTCTCGATCTTCGCTTTCCGCAGCGCGCGTAGGCGAAGGGCGTACCGACGTTCGGCCGCACCCAACGGTCGTTCAGCCTGGGCAGACTGCCGGACGGGTGGCTGTGGCGCTTCTTGCCCTTCCACCGTAGGCCGGTTGATCGCAGCCTCTCGCGACGGGGATGCAGCCGCCGCTTCTGCCAGTACGCTTTCCGCCTCCCGCCTTCGTTGCATCCAGTGGCCGACGTCGCCGCCCCACGCTCTGACGAGAATCTCGAACTCGTCTCGGTTCGGCAAGCGCGAGCCAGAGAGCCAGGCGTAGTAGGTCGACTTAGAGATTCCGGGCACCGCGTCGGGTGCGCCCGCCTTCCCCGCCGTGTCGCGTAGCACCTGGAGTTCGGTAGCAAATGCCGCGAGCGGGTGATTCGGGTCCAGCCGCTTCCGGCGCCGTCCCATCGAGCACTCCCTTTAGTCCTGGATAGTCCCGAGTTGTATCGAAGTTCTCTCGGATAGTAGACGACCTCTGACGTCGGAGGGACTCTTAGGACACGCATCTCAGGCGTTACTCAGGAGGTTGAAGTGCAACCTGCACTCAGTGTTCGGGCACTGCTGGTGGTAGTCGCAGTCCTGCTGGCGATCATCGCGGCTATGGGTGCGGCCATACTCGCCCATGTAGGCGGGCAGCGGCTGCCGAACGCCTTGGCCACCGGCGGTGCATGCTTCTGCGCGGCACTGCCTTTGGTGATCCTGGTCTTCAGCAGCGCGGGAGCGCTGTAGTCGTTAAGGCGTTGGGCTCAAGTTTGGCGGGTGAGCCTGGCCAGCACGGCGACAAGCCCTACAGCGCTCTGAATGACAGCTGATAGACCGCCGTCTGTTTCCGGTCGTTGGGGTCGGGAGCAGGGACGTCCTGGCCGCCGGTGATCTCGTTGGCGGTGTCGATGAGGATGCCGTTGACGAGGGTGCAGCCAGCCTCGGAAATGCGTTGGCGGCAGGCTTCTTTAATCTGCTCGGCTTGTTCGTCGGTGTGAGCGTAGTTGTCGACGCGGACAATCGGCCGGTCGGTGATGCTGTCCTCTGCTCCGCCGATTCGGCGAACAACGGTGTAGGGCACCGGCTGTCCTTGCCGCTTGGCCTTTACCGTTGTCGCGATCGGGGACAGCAGGGCGATGAGCACTTCGTGCACGTTCGGGTAGGTAGGCATCACAGCCCCTCGATCAGGTTCACGAAGTCGGCCAGAACGTGCTCGGCGGCGGTGTCGCGGGTGCCTGCCTCGCGATAGAGCGCATAACGGCTGTAGGCGTAAACGACACCGAACTGGTGGCCGCCGCCAGGATCGACATAGCCGATCACCGAGGTGGCATTGTGGCCGGTACGCCGATGAGATCGGGTGCGCCAGTAGTCCGCACCGAGCTCGACGACCTGTTGCAGCATCTGGCGGGTGTTCTCGCCGAGGCCGACAGCAAGTTCGAGTTCGTTATTGCTCGGGTCGAAGTCCACCGGCCCTCCTTGTCAGAAGCCCCGAGCGAGGCGGAAGCGCCTGCCCGGTGACCAACCGGTGATGGAGTTTCTCGGGTCGAGGACGGTACCGACGATTCGGAAAGTGTCTCCGGCGATCTTGGCGCGGTCGGCGGACCGTACATCCGAGCCCACCGGCGCGGTGACTTGTACTGCGACGGTGATGGTTTCGCCGTCGATGTATTCCTCGCTGGTGGTCCAGGAGATCGCGCAGGGGCCGATGGTGTGGCTGAGGTGGGCGTAGCGGTCGAGCAGTTGGCCGTCGGCGTCGCGGAGGTCGCCGTAGGCGTCGGGTTCGCCTTCGCGGTAGATCTCGATCATCACTCCGTGCGGGTAGCTGGGTGTGTCCATCAGCAGATGAGTGGTCGCCCGCTGGCCAGGCCCGCGTTGCGGAGCACGAGAACCGCTTCGTGGCACAGGTATTCAGATGCCCGGCGCAGCGCGGCGGGGTCGGGCCGGCTGTAGGAGACCGATCCGCCGTCGGCGCTTTGGCTGGCGATCTCGGCCTTCCGCCCGGCGGTGGCTGGGTTGATTCCGGCTTCGGCCCAGGCGATGACCTGGAGGCAGGCCGCTTCGCGTAATGCGTCGCGTAAGTCGTCGTCGGCAGGTAGTCCTGGCGGGGTGATGTCGTAGAGGTCGTTGCTGGTGATGTCGCGGACGCGGGCCGAGGCTGCCTCGATCAGCGCGATGGCGTTGGACGGGATCGGGTCCAGACGGTTGGTGAGGTCGGTGGGTTTGGCGTAGACGAGCATCACGCGGCCGCAGCTCCTGTCTTCGCTGCGGAGCGCTTGCTGGCCGTGGTCGCAGTTTCCGCGGGCGCACCCGTTCCAGCGTCGGGTGCTGATGCGGGAGCAGCGGTGGCGTCGGGGCCTTTGAGGAGGACGGCGCGGTTGGGGTCGAGGCACTTGACGCCGTAGAGGGTGTCGACGGAGATCACGGTGGTCTTGTGGCGGATGTCGTAGTCCATGGCGACACGCATCGACAGGCCCTTGTACTGGACGGTGAAGACCTCGGCGCCGGGCGGCAGTTCCATCGGCGCGGAAGCGAAGGCGAAGGCGGTCGAGTGGAAGGCGACTCCGACTTCGGTGCTCGGCTGGCCGGGCACAGGAGTGGGGGGCGGCTGGCCGACGTTCTGGCTCCAGAAGGTGTCGAACCCGACGAGCTGCTGTCCGATCGAGCCTTGCCGCAGCGCGGCGGTGGAGTCGCTCTTGTCCGCGTGCAGCAGCAGCGGTTTGCCGAGCCAGCGGGCCTTGGTGGTCGGGCCGACGACCGCGCGCCGTCCCGGCGCGGGGACGTTTTGGATGTCGAGCTGGCGACCGGCCTCGATGAGGTTTTCCGGGTTCTCCCACAGTCGCCCGGTGCCGCCCTCCATCACGTCTGCTCCGCAGTGCTGGGTGACCTGGGCACGCAGCGAGAGCAGGTCGCGGTCGACCTTCTGGGAGATGGCTTCCATGGCGGGGCGCAGGATCTGCTCGTCGAAGTTTTCGATGTCGAGGGTGAGTTCTTCGGAGGTGACTTCGACCGAGACGTCGGCGATGGTGTCGAGCACGACGGGGATCTTGGATTCGGTTGTGTCTTGGATGACGATGCCGCGGGCGCGGTCGAATTCGGTGGCCACGAATCGTGGGGGGCGTTTGACGTTGACGGTGTTGCCGACTTTCTGCGGGCCGAAGTCGCTGGAGATGTCGCGGTAGACCAGCGGGAGCATGACGGTGAGCTCATAGAGGTTGGCCAGGCTGCGGCGTGCGAGGACGTCGGGGGTGAGGAAGGTGTTGGGCACGGTGGTCTCCTAGGTGCGCGAGTCGGCGATCGAGTCGCGGACTTTGCGGCGGATGGCCTCGATGTCGTCCTCGACCGCAGGTGCGGGCGGGGTGGAGTTGCCTGCGCTGAACTCCCCACCGGAGCGCTCGACGGGTGGGGTGTTGGCGAGTTTCGGGTTCGTGGTGATGGCGTCAGCGACCAGGGCGTCGACTCGGGTGGTGAAATTGGTTGCGTCCGGGTCGAGTTCGTCGAGGGCGCCGAGTCCACGCAGGTACGGGACGAGTAGCTTGTTGTCGCCACGATGGGTGTCGGCGGCCGCGGCGATGGCGTCTTTGATCCGGTAGTCGCGCAGCCTGCGGTCTGAGGTGCTGGCACGGTCGGTGAGTTCGGCGATGACCTGCTCGGGGTCGGTGTTCTCGTCGGCGACCAGGCCCAGAGCGCGTCCGATCTCCTGCACCATTTCCTCGCGTGCTTGCTGGGCTGCTTGGTCGAGGGCGGCCGAGGCGTCGGTGCGGGCGCTTTCCAGGTCACGTCGCAGCTCGGCGATCACCGCCCCCAGCTGGACCGGGTCCTGCGCTTCGGCTTCCTCCGGTGCCGATGCTGGCGCGGGTGGCGTCGGTGTGGGTATGGCGGTCGGGGGCTGAGCCGGTTCGGTAGGCGGTTCTGCGGGCTCGGCGGGTGGGGTGGGGTCGTCGGACATGGCTTGCTTCCTCCGGGAATAGATGACGAGTGGTTCTGAAACAGCTATGGCCCAGTGGATTTCGGGCTAGCCGCTTTTTCGCGGTCAGTGCGCGAATTGGTCATGGACTGCGGCGTTGCCCGGCAGACGAGGTTGGAGGGCCTGCATACGGGCCCGTTGTTCGACTTCATGCAGGATGCGCGCGACTTCGTCGTTGACGTCGTCGCCGGACCAGTTCGGGTTGCGTTCGCGCACAGCCTGTTCCAGTGAAATGAGATCCACGGACTTGAGGGCGGCGAGCCGCTGGGCGGTCTCGAGCGGCGGGAGCTGGGCACGAACGGGCCAGCGGACCTCGGGGTTGGCCTTGAGTTCGATACGGCTGCCGAAGTGGATCCGGTCGAGCTCGGTGAGGGTGCGGGCGAACGGAGCGAGTTCGGCTTTCCAGTAGTTGATTTTCTGGTCGCGCGTGGTTTCGGAGAGTTTGTCGCGGGAGTTGACCTCGGTGGCGGTGACCAGTCCGGTGGTGCGGGGGTCACCGAAGGTGGAGGCCGACAGGCCAGCGCCGCGCAGGATGAGTTCGGTGATCTCGGTGGCGGTTTCGCTGTGTTCTTGCCACCGGATGGCGAACTGCTGCGGAACGATCGGTGGGGCTCCGTCTTTGAGGCTGCCCAAGCCCGCTCCGGGCAGCGGGGTGAAGATCGCCTGTTCGGAATCGAAGGTCGCCCCGGTGCCGGGGCCTCGGGTGTGGGTGAGCTGCTTGTCTACGAACAGGCGGCTGCGGCCGTGGTCGATATCGCGCATCCACGCCGACCAGGTCTCATCGAGGGCGTCTAGGAGTGGTTCCTGGCCGTCTAGATCCGAGCGCCCCAGCTGGGCCAGGCCGGGTGTGTGGCGCCAGCCCCGGTGGGGTCGCACGTTGGGCACGTAGCGGGCGGTGAGAGTGTCGACGCCGGTGGCGATGGCGGCGGTCGAATCGACCAGCGGTGCGGCCCAGGCGGTGTCGGGGTGTTCGATGAGCTGGCGGCGCTGTCCGAGCTGGTCGTGTCCGCCTCGGTAGAGGCCGTGGTGGATCCGGCCGGGAGCGTGGTACTCGAGGTGCCGCCAGACTTCGCCGCTGGTGGTGTCCTCGGCGACAACTTGCCAGAACGTGACACCAGCGAGTCGGCCATATCGCCAGCGCGGGATGGCGCAGTCGGCGGCCATGGTGGCGACGTTGACGTGGTCGCTGATCGAGCGGTCCCACCAGACCCGCAGATACACGCCGCCTAGTGCGGAGGCGAGCTCGCCGGCCTCGAGGAGGATGGCGGCGGTGTCGGCTCCGCCGAGCAACAGCTCGAGGCGGGCTTGAGCGGGTTTGCGGTCTCCGCGTGCGTCGTCTTCACCGATGACGAACCGTGGGGGTTGGGAGAACAGCAACGCCGAGGAGCCTCGTGCCAGGTCGGCGGCGAGGGGGATGTGGAGGCGTTTGGTGGCTTGGGGATTCGGGCGGCCCCAGAAGAAGCGGGCGATGCGTCCGACGAGACCGCCGGAGAACTGGGCGGGTCGGTAGGCCGGGTAGCGCTGGTAGATGTCGGCGAGGCGGTCGGTGTCTCCGGCGTACCAGGCATCCCAGGTCTTCATGGCTTTCTGGGCGCGGTCGAATGGTGGTGGCGGCCAGGCGATGTCGGTATCAGGCAGCATCGGGCACCTCATCGAATCCAATCACCGGTCGCCAGAGGCGTTCGGTGGTGATGACCGCATACCGCAGGGCGTCGATGCCGTGGTCGTTGACTTTGATGGGTGCGTCCTCGCCCTCTTCGGTGGCGGTGGTCGACCAGGAGTAGCCGGGGATCTCGAGCAGCAGTGCCGGGCAGCGGGTGGAAATGCGAAGCAGGTTGCGGGCGAACAGCATCGTCAGCACTCGCAGTCCGTAGAGGACGTCGTTGTCGGCGGCCGCGGTCTCGACGCCGTCGGAGTGCAGCTGCACGCGCAGCGACGCTGCAGAAGGGTCGGCGATGATGTGCTCGGCACGCATCCGGGTTTGGCGCAGATCCGGCAGGTGGGACTGGTTGAGCCAGGTGCGCAGGTCGGTGGAGAGTTCGGCGTCGGTTTTGCGCTGGCTCATCGTGGAGGGCTCGTAGCGGTATTCGTCTACGGCGTAGAGGATCCCGTCGATGCCGAGGCCCAGCAGGATGGCGTGGGTGGGGTTGGTGGTGCCGTAGTCGATGCCGACCGCGATTAGCTGCCGCATCAACGGCAGTGCGGCCCAGTCGACCATCAGGTGCTCGGCCCAGGAGTCGAACACGCTGCCGTCGGCGGCGACCCAGTGCCCCAGGATGAAGCGGCGGTACCACAATCCGGAGTACTCGCGCTTGTATTGGAGTTTGCGTTTCTCCGACAGGGCGGGGTTGTCGTCGAGCTCGAAATGCCATGTGCGCCAGTCCGGTAGTAGCGGCTCACCGTCGGGGTCGAGTTTGCCGATGCGGTCGAGGAATTCGCGTTTGAGCCAGTGCACGGGGTTGTCGGGGTTGGTGGAGCCGAACAGCCGCGCGTCGTCGAGGCTCATGCGCCCGAGCAGCTGGCGGAAGAAGTCAGGCCGGATGACGGTGATCTCATCGACGTAAGCCCCGGCCACCGTCAGGCCCCGCAATGACATCTCGGCCTTGGCATCGGACGCGCCGAGCATGTAGACCCGGCGCCCCAGGATCGTCGCGGTCGGCGCCCCGAGGGTGTAAGACACTCGTCCCGCCAGCTGGCCGAACAGCGCCGGGTCGCGCATGGGTTCGATGACGTTGCGAGCTAGGGATTCTCGGGTGCGTCCGACCATGACGAACTGGCCACCGGCCGGTGGGTTGGACAGGAAGATCAGCCAGCACAGGATGGACGCGATGGTCTTGCCGGAGCGGATCGCGCCTTCCCAGATGTTGCAGCGGGCCACCGCTTGCACGATCGACACCGCTTGTTTGCGGGAGATCGGTAGTTCATCGAGCACGCTCACAGCGGTGGCTCCAGCTCGTCGTCCGCGCTTGGCTCGTCGACCGGTTCGCCAGCCGCAGCTTCATCGTGAACCGCATCGGCGGTGTCGGCGTCGACGGCGGCTTTGAGTTTGCCGAACAGATCCGAAAGCATCGACCGGTCACCGGCGACGGTGTCGTTGCTTTGGCTGGTCAGCAACTCCGAGAAGCTGCGCAGGGCAAGGGAGAGCGCGGTGTAGCCGTCGCGGACATCACGTAGCGGCGGCAACGGGACGGTGATCGGGATCATTGAGTCCAGGCCGCGTTCGTAGGTGGTGACCGGGCTCCACAACCGCTGGTGCAACGCGGGGATTTGGGCTTCGATCATCTCGGCGAGATCGAGGCGGCGGCGTTTGAGCTGTTCTAGGCGCGCTGCGGTCGCTTCCGCGGTTTGGGATTCATCGAAGCGCAACTCGAGTTTGCGAGCCCAATAGGTGATCGTGGCGCGAGTGACACCGAGATGCTCGGCGATCTCGTTGCGGCCCTTACCTTTCGCATGTAGCTCGACGATCCGTTGCTGATCGTCGGCGGTGATCTTGCCGGGCCGTGATCCGCCAGCCCGTGCCGTGGTCCGCGGGCGGGGTGGGGTGGTCTTCTTCGGTCGAGCCATCAGAGCCGGAACCGGGCCGCCCACGCGGCGATCTTGCGATCGGCGCGATCCCGGACCGCGCTCATCGGATTCGGTACCGGCGTTCCGGAGGCAGCGTCGATGACCAGCAGGCCGGTTTCGCCGAGGATGACGGTGGCCTCCTGGAACTCGGCCAATGCCTCGACATAGCAGGCGAATTCGCCGACATTGGCAGGGTTGAGCTCGGTGTGGGGTGCGAGTTGTTCCCACAGCAGCCGGGCCTGCTCGGTCAGCCACGACGGTGGATTGGTTTTCCACGCCGACACCGACACCGGCTGGGTCGCTCGGCGCAGGGGGACGACCGGGTAGTCCGGGGCGGTCATGGGCGTCTCCGCCTCCTCGATAGGTGTAGTGCCGGTGGCCCCGGTCAGTGGGGCCACCGGGCAGGGGTTAGGAGCCGGACGTAGAGGCTGCGGCGCGCGACCCGGCGATGCGGCTGCGGGCGCGGGCGCCGGCCGCGCGGATGACGGTGCCCATGCGGCGGCCAGCTGCTGCGAAGCGATTCATCGTTTGTCCTCCTTTCATCGCATATTGGGTACGGGTATGCGAAAGCCCCGGCAGAAGCTCTGCCGGGGCTCACGGGTCCAGATCGGTCTTATTGCTTGTCGAGTTCGATACCGAGGATTCGGGCGACTTTCTCGCCGTCGAGGTATTTGTCGCCGAGCTCGATCAATTCGGCTTTGCGGAGGAATTCGTCTTTCTGTTCGCGGGAGCGGAAGCAGATCGCTATCCAGAATTCCGAGTCGTTCATGGCCGCGAACTTCTCGGCCCACTGCTTACTTGCCCCGGACAAGCCTTTGCCGAGCGCGTTGAGTTCGGCTTTTACGTCGGCTTCTAGGTCGCCGGTAGAGGAGTCACGGACCTCGGCGAGCGGGTCGGGATGCGGCTGGCGGCGTAATGCTGCGGCGATGTCTTCCCGGGAGGCTTTTACCTTGGATTTTCCGGATTTGAGGATGGCGAGGACTTCGTCAGGGAGCGGCATGCATGACCTCCGCACGGAAGATTTCTAGATCGGCGAGTGGGAACCATTTCAGAATCGTCTGATAGTCGTCGGGATAATGTGTGCGCAGCGGGCCGAGGTAGTCGTAGCGGATACCGTCGATGGAGCGTTTGAACATCCGGTAGTCCGGGCTGGGTTCGAGCCCCGCTGTCTTGATCCGCGCCCACACCTCGCGGGTCTCCCAATCCCAGAGCGGGGACTGGCGCCGGGTGCGGTGCTTGACCGCTCCCCACCGTTTGATCGCCAGCATCCGGGTGGCCGAGTCGGCGGCGCGCACGCCATCGAGGATCCAGGTGTCGGAGGATGCGAATGCCTCGCGCATGAGCTCGTCCCATTCCTCACGGGTAGGCACCCACAGGTCGGCGGCTTCGATGATCGCGCACCGCTCCGGGGGCTGAAACACCAGGTTGGACAACATTCGCCAGAACGCGTCCGCCGGGAGGTCGATGATGCGGGTGCCGAAGAAGTTCTCGTAACGGTCGAGGTCAGTGCGGATGAACTTCAGGCCGGGGACGATGGACTTGTGGATCGGAATCACCTCGATCCCACGTGCGGCGAGCTCGAGCCACACCGCGACCGAATCCTTGCCGCGGGAGAAGTTCAGGATCACCGGTTTCCCGGCCTCGGCCAGCCCGTCGAGCAGCTGGGTGGAGGTGGGGTATCCGGGCAGACTGATCATCGGCACCTCCCCGTTGCGGATTGGCCAGGTCTGCGGCCGGCATCTGGGCTCAGTGGTGCTGAATTCATGGGTTAACCCTCACTGTGCAACCTTTCACTGTGCAGGCCCTACAGGTAGGGCTCAGAGGCAGGCTAGAGGGCACCCAAACAGTTTCCCCACTGCCCCATCCTGAGCCCTGAGAGCCATTCTCAGGGCCAGAATCCCCCTAGGGCAGTGGTGAGTCAACCAAGTGATCCCAGAGCCCCCAAGTCATTGATAGGCCATTGCCAGGACATTTGAATTCAGGGGTTGCATTATTGCAATGAGTATGGATTACTTGGTTCTGGAAGTGCTTTCACAGACTCCAATTCACCACTGGGTACCTGCCTTGGACTAACGGTCGGGTCGCCCCAACAATCAGCCTATTGGTACGGCTCACTCATATAGTTTTCTGGGTGAATTCGGCATTCCGGTGACAGCGGAGCTATGCCACATTACGGGGGAAGTCGCACGCAGCTTTACCCACTTGCGTGACCTCCGCATGCCGTTTGACAACTCCACAGTGTGAACTCATGCAAGACAGGATTTCTGTCTTTCCATTTCTGCGGCCATTCACTCGGTCGCAGATGTTCAACTGGGAGAATTCATGTCCACTCGCAAGAGCACCCGCACGCGCACCACCGGCCAGCGCAAGGCCGCACCGAGCAAAGCTCAGCCCACCAAGGCTGAGCCGACCAAGGCGGACCCGGCACCGGAACCGGCCAAGAACGAGCAGCAGCCGTTTTGCAACTTGTGTGGGTCCCGGATCGCGCCGGAGGAGAACGACCCGTTTTTCGGATCGGCTCTGCTCTACGACAATCCGGATTACGCGAACCTGACGGGTGCGCTGTTCCTGTGTGGCTGGCAGTACTCGATCGTGCAGAAGGTGATTGCTGGCCGACCGGCCGTTATCGTCGTCGGGACACCCGTCGACGCCGACGGCAACGCGCTCAAGAACCGCAAGATCGTGACCGCGACGTGGCATCACTTCGCCGGTGACGGATGGGTTCAGATGGGTGCGATGTGTGGCTACAGCCGCGCGGACGGTACCGGATTTCAGAACCGTACCGCCGAGCAGTTGAAGGAGTACGTCGGTCGCAACACCGCTGATTGGGTCCTCACCCCCATCGAGGAAGAGCAACCACCCAAACCCAAGGCTGCGGGAACCCGCAGTGGCGGCAAGACCCGCGCGAAAGCGCAGGCCAAGCTGACGCCGACGGATGGCACCGAGGACAAGCCAGACACGGCCGCCCCGGAGCCCACCATCGACCCGGAATCCAAAGGGCTGCCCGCAGGTTCGACACCACCGCAGGACGATCCGGTACCTGACACAGATCAGGAACCGGACACAGAATCGGAGGACACCGATCCCGGCGACAGTGACCTCCCGACGGAGGACGCTGCCGCGGGTGTGGAGGAAGAAGTGATCGACGAAGGCACGGCCGCCTGAAATCCGGCCACGCCGGTCGAAGGCCCGGTTCGAGACAGATGATAGCTGCCTCGAACTGGGCCTCACTCATCCAATCAGCTCCGGGAGAGGAACACCATGGAATCCGAGCAGGATTCGATATCCACCGAGAAGATCATGCGGCGTGTGCGGGGGCTTTTCGCCAAGGCGGAAGGTACCGACAACCCCGCCGAGGCCGAAGCATTCCGGTCCAAAGCCTACGAGCTTCTGGCCAAGCACAACCTCGACGAAATGCGAGTACGTGGCTCAGGTCAGCAGGGCAGATCGGCACGGGACAATCAGATCATCATCGTGCGTTTCGACCTACCGATCCGTTACCGAGAGCAGCGAATGATGTTGCTGGCCTCGGTATCTCACCCGCTACATAACCGTGGTGTCGACTGCGGTGGCGGGGTGCAGCGGATCATCGGGGTTCGCCGGAACGTGGAACGGGCACGGTTTCTCTACAGCTTGCTGATGCCGCAAATGCTTTCCGCGACAAGCAAGTACGTGCCAGAGGACCCGTTCGACCATGCTGCTGTCGTGCGTGAACGCCAAGCGTTCATGAACGGGTTCGCGGCCATGGTTTACCAACGTCTGGCCGAGGCCGAAGCCAACGCCATTGGCGAGGCTGGTGAGGCGGCGGCGGTGGCGATCCGAGAAGACGAGGAACGCACCAACGCCGCGTTCGTCAAGAAGTGGCCGAAGACGACGAAAACGGCTCTTGCACATCGTAATAGTGGCGATGGATTCGATGCGGGTATCCGTAGCGCCAATGCCGCCGATGTCGGGCACACCCGCGTCGGTGGAGGCAGGCGAGCCATCGGCTCGTGA